AGTATCTTGGATATACTCCTGGAGAGGATGGAAAGTTCCCTCGTATTACTTATGATGAGGCCTGTAAAAAGTACGGTGTCGAACGCCTAGATCACGAACACGAGGAAAAGTTGTGTGAGGAGCTTGGTCCGGTAGTATTCCTCACCGATTTTCCTAATGATGAGGCCTATTGGAATATGAAGATGGACAAGTCCAACCCAGGATATACCAAGAAGTGTGATGTACTTCTCAGTGGTATCGAAACCATTGGTTCTGCAGAGCGTAGTTGCGATGTCGCTGAAATGCGCGAACAGTTCCATGCCAATAGTGAAGGCGGCTATGCCGCTCTGCTATACGAAAAGTTCACCAAGGAACGTGTTGAAGCCGAAATGGACGTTTATCTAGGCCATAACTTTATTCCTAGATATGGTGGTGGTATTGGATTGGATCGTCTCATCAAGTCCATGAAAAAGTGTGGATTGATGCCGGATCATTCTAAGAAGAATGACTGAAAATTTTTAAATATACTACTGTAGATATACTAGTATATTTAAAAATCCAACATGAAATTCTTATCATCGAAAGAAATGCTTAGAACAACGCCTAGCCATCCTAGGACAAATAACATAGGACCATAAACGCCCATACCACCGCGAAGTTCAGCCTTGGCAGACATCATAGCGCCACCGATAAGAATAACGACAGATAAGATACTCAACCACCAGACGTGATCATTACCACGGTTCACAATAATACTGGCAACAATACCTAACCATCCACCCATAAATAGTACATTGGCGATAATCGGAGATGGCTGACCCATATCGAAACTCATCCGGGCCCATGCAGCACCTACAATAATCATCAAAGTGGAAACCACAGTGATATACGGGATCGATTTATGACGGTTATATTTAGGGGATGGGGTAAATGCCAAGGAAGTAGCAATTAATCCCCAACCAGCAATAAACATCAATCCGCTAATGTACCGGATTGTAGTGAGGTATTGAGGGAAATTCAAAAATATGTGTTTATACAACACCACAGCCACAATAATCAAATAGGCACCTATGCCCGAGTAAAACAATTTCTGGTAATCTAATAGGCTCATATCGTAATTTCGATAAGGGGTCTTAATGTATATAATATATATAATATATATATTAATCTTCTGTAACTACGGTAGAATCGCCGTTGGCGTCACTAACGTCGTTCGCGTCGTTCGCGTGGATATGCTGACGGCAATAATATTCACCCATCAAAGGCTTTTTGCTACATTTGGAACCCTTCTTAGTAATTCCGTTACACTGTAAGGTTTTTACGATAGAATTGCCGAGTTCACTTGGCGCTATTTCACTAACGGTTTCTACAATAGGTCGGTCGGGAATATCGTCAAAGACTGGCGCAGGTGGCGATTTAGGAATATCAAAAGTGACTGGTATATCGATACCGTCTAGAGATAGCTCTTTAGGTTTGGGCTTGGTGTCGTTTGGAACTTTAGGAGCTTCACTCGGTTCGCGAGTTTCCAAAATCGTATCGAATTTTTCGGAAGATTGTTTATATTGCTCGTCTAACTTTTTATTATGCTGTTTACGTTCTTTTTTAATTTTACGTTTTACTTCTTCTACTTCTTTAAGCTCCGCTTCCTTTTTAAGCGCCGCGCCTTTTTTAGGTTTCTCGACCGCATCCTTTTTAGGTTTCTCGGCCTCGTCCTTTTTCGCAGCCTCAGCCTTAACTATAGCCTGTTTAGCGTCAGTCGCTTGGGCCGCGTGAGCCTCTCGTTTTTCCTGAATGATGGTAATTACTTTGAAAAGTATAGTCATAAGCACAAGATCAGCCATCGCGCATATCATGAGCCATTTTTGGAATTTAGGCGGGATAAAAAAGTAGGTGCCGATATAAACGGCGCCACCTATGGCTAGGCTGACCAAGACTTTTTTACGATTATCTTTTAAAAATTCTATATTACCCAGACCGGTATTCAATAATATTTGATTAACTGCAGTGAATATCATACCGTAATTTATTCAGGTTTACTTAACTGTAGTATATATTTATATATACTAAGTTTTACGAGTCTTTGGGGCTTTCAGGAGGTTTCTTAGTAGTGTCCAGGGTAAGAATCTTGGTTTCATCTTCAATACCGGCCTCCAATTCCTTGAGTTTCTGCTGCTCCATTTCGTGTTTCAAACGCAAAAAGTTCTGCTTGTTTTCCTTGTTATTCTTAATGGCATTCCATACTTTGTTCTTTTCCTCTTGCTTGAAAACAATATTGCTGGTATATTCCGGCTTGGGTTGTACCATGATTTGCTTGAGATCTACACAAAATACATCAAATTCATCATATTGCTTGGAAATTTCGGCAGTTAGTGCATTGGCTTTTTCAAAGGAATCACACACATCGAATACCATAACGGCCATACATTCCTCTTCACGGGGCTTGTTCTTGGGGTTCATAATTGCCATAACTCCATGCAAATTCTCCTGGCCAACTCTAGGGGGGTCCGGCAAGAATCTCTTGCCTTGCGGCTGCTCCACTATAACCGCGTCGTCGGCGTCGGCTTCACCGTCCTCGTCCGCGTCCCAACCGTCAATTTTAAGAGAATCCAGGATATCTTGATAAGTCTTGGTCTCTTCCCGTTGAACTTCTTCCAATGGGAACTCGGGATTGTCTTCGACCGGCAATTCACCGTCATATCTTTCTTTAATAGTTTCTTCATCTGCTATAGTAACTTGCCCGGATTCATCTACATCACCCATCTTTTTGAATTTTTCTAGAGCATCGTTATGACGTTTCTTGAAATCCTTGTCATTTTCCCTGCGATCTAGGCGGATTTGATTCCAAAATTCCGCCAATTCTGCATCTTCTTCTGCTTCCGATTTGAATTGTTTTGGAGGATAAACCACCCATTCACCGATCTTGATCACCGCACGATCAATGGTATCATTTTCTTGCAATTCCAATAAACGTTTCATACCATTACCTGGTTCACCTGGTGCTTTGTAATCAAATTCTTCCCGGTAATACGCTCCGCCATATTTCCACGCTAGTTGGCCATATTTCGGAGTAGTATTCGGAGAAACCACCGCTAAAATCAGATAATCATACAACGTTGTCTTGTTAAACGGCTTTAAAGAAGCTTCACGAAGCTTGTTTTCTAGTTCTTTGGCTAATTTACTGGCTTTGTCTGTCATATGATACGAGCGTAGCGAGTGAGTGAGTAGTGAGTAGAGAACGTAGCGAGTGTGTAGCGTGAAAGGAGTGCGTAAAGAGTAAAACCAGTTAATATTACTTATTAGTATATCTAGATAATTATTAATACTTTTAAACGAATTTATATATACATATAATTATAGTGTAGATACAGAATATAAATAATACACATATGTCAAACCCTAATACTCCAGAAGATCCGCAAAAAAACACTGATGATGCTTCAGATTTAAACTCGAAATCACAAACAATTAGCCTATATACCACCAAAATTCTTAATCCCAAGACAGGGAATCTGATCGAAATTAATAAGCCTACATATAAAAAGTTAATCAGTGATGATTATGTTCTGAATATATCGGCTTATTATAAGGATGCAAAGGACCGGTGTTATTACAAAATGGTCAAGCGCAATTCCAAAGAATATAATGAACTGGTGTCCAAATTCCAGTATGTAGTATCTCAAAATATTATCACTAACATTCCTATATATAGTTCAATTAAAAATGACATATTTTTGATAGATAGATATGTCAACGCATATAACAACATTCCTAAACATCACATATGGTTTAAATATCCAGTGAGTAGTCTTAAACCAGACCAATTAATGGAATTACATCAATACTTGAAATCGATCAAAGTTGATTACGAGGACATTTTCGGATTAGAGTTGATTGTGCATTGGGATAATGGCAATGAAAGTATTGAAGAAGAGCCTACTCTAGACATCGGCAAATTCCTACTAGGTATGTTGGCCAATCCGGATTTCTTAAAAGGTGATAAACCAGGTGGTAGCATCGGACCTCTAGGCGGATTACTCGGCGCACAAATAAAGCCAAAATCGGCAATTACACTCACTGAAAAGCCCAAAACCACCCTTTTAAATATAAACGATCTGGAAAAGAAACCACACCTTAGTGTGGTAGACCTACCTGAAAAGATCAAACATCCAGACAATTTCCAAATCACCCCCAAGTATATCCTCAGTCAATTGGACAATGATACATTTATCAAGAATGTAAAGGTGTCTATTATGAAGATCTTGAAGAACAAACTAGAAAAGTACAAATTCTTGTCCACAAAGGTAGATGAAACGACCGCAGATGCGATCAAACTAATCATTAAAAAGATACAGGACACTTTACTCAAATTAACAATGAAATCCATTAAACAAAACTTCAAAGAGGCCATTCTAGATTCGGAAAACGGTATTATGTCTTTGAAAGGAGAGTCCCGCGAACATATCCGGAATGATCTATGTTCTCAGCTATACAGTTTGTCAAATGGTAGCGAAATGTATATGGACAATTTCTTGAACATGGCGATTCTAGGCGATTCCGGTACAGGCAAGACCAAAATCGCTAGTATGATTTCGTTTGTATATTCCAAGCTAGGTATTTTGGTCAATGAAAAGATCAAGTATGTAACTCGCAAGGATCTAGTCGGGAAATTCGTGGGACATACCGCGATTCAGACTTATAACGAACTGGTGGATACACTAGAAGGTGTGTTGTTTATTGATGAGGCCTATCAGCTGGTCAAGCCAAAGGGTGCGTCCGGAAGTGATTTCGGCGGTGAAAGTATGTCTGAGATTGTGAATTTCCTGGATAAATTCATTGGATTGAGTATGGTTATCGTAGCAGGATATGAAAACGAAATGAATGCCACCTTTTTCTCGGCCAATGATGGTACTGATCGCCGGTTTCCTACCAAGTATGTACTCAAGCCATATGATGCCAAGGAATTGACACTATTATTCGAGTCGTTTTTCAATATCAAGTTCAAGACTACGTTGATGAAACTGAACGAAAATGATGTCAATACCGTCTATACTATTATCAATAACAAGATGAACAAAGACAAGAAATATTTCAAGAATCATGCAGGTGATATCATGAATGTCGTTTCGCTATTTTCTCGAATGATTTTGACTTCAAAAAGTCTCAAATGGTCCAAACCAGAAGATCGTAAACAAATGATCCTCGCCATTTTTGAAGAGTTTTTCAAAAACAAAGATGAAAAGCGTGAGGATAAGCCTCCGGCTCATATGTATACGTAAACTTATAATTCTAAAGTTTTAATTAAGGATATCCTTCTCTAGCCTTGGTTATTTTAGTACCAGTATTAAACTGTCTAAGGATTTGTTTTAATTTATCGGCCATTATTTTCAAGTTTTGATCTCGCTGGATCATTCGATCAGTCCATACTTCAAACGGTTGGATACTGAGACAATTTTCAGGAGTTTCCCGGCAATTTGATGGTGTGTCTTCGATCATCAATGTGTTTTGTTTGCGGAACCCCTTGTAAATCAACGAGTTATTGGTCCAAATTTTCCGCAGATTCTTCCGGTAAGTTATGGATAAATATCCCCCAATTTTTGTACGAATTTCCTCGCCATGTTCCGGAAAGGTCCACACAAATGCAAACATTTCTTTAGGGATTTTAAACAATTTTTCGATAACTAGGTCGATGTGTTCCTTTGAACCTAGAGACCACAGCGCCACATTTTTAAAGTTTTTGAAACAAAACCGTAGGAATTTATCCATTTCTCTACGTTTAAAATATGCGAAATCCTGGGTTAAATAATCCGGTTTAGTTTTCAGCTGTAATTTGTAATACAATTCAGTGGGAATCGTTTGAATCAAGGTTTTATCTACATCCAGGACTATATTGGCCTTTTTAGGTTGTTTGGTTACATTTAATCTATGGGACTGACGATTTATTTTAGCCTTTCCAGTCGGTTTATTAAAAGAATTATAGACTAATTCCAAATATTCCATATCTAGCGGAACGTATATAACTAGAATATATAATTTATACAAGTAATTTCTACAAAATATAGTCTTTTATAAAAGTAACGTAACGTAGTCACGTAGTAACGTAGTAACGTAGTAACGTAGTAACGTAGTAACGTAGTAACGTAGTAACCTATAGGATGTACACTCTAGATATGACTACTATCATAAAAGATTGTGGCGAGTTATCGAAACAAGTGTATAGCGAGCCTGAAAAGATTTTGAAGGGGTGGAAGAAATCAGGGTTATTAGAAGTTGAGCCTAGGATTGTGTTGGATGAAGCAACAGATACAGAAAGTATGGTCTCGGTATATTCTAAAAAGGTTGATGGATTAGTATACAAATATATCGTGGTAGCTGTAAGAGGTACAGAGAGTTTTACAGATGTATTAAAAGACTTGGATGTCAGAAAAACCCAACCGACTTTTGTTAAAAAGCATTATGATCACCTTCGTGTAAAAGTCCACAACGGATTTTATGAACAATATCAGGCGATTAGGCCGAGAATTTTCAATCATATAAAGAGATTGCAAGCCAAACACAACCTAAGTAGGGTGATATTTACAGGGCATTCTTTGGGTGCGGCTGTAGCAAGTATACTAGCGTTGTCTTATAAAATGAATCATACAGGTATGAATGTTAGTTGTGTTACTTTCGGATCGCCTAGAGTTGGTAACAAATACTTTGCCAAATCATTCGATATAATTGACCATTCATATAGAGTGGTTAATTATCAAGATCCAGTATGTAAAATTCCTTCAAGATGGCGGTTTAGACATGTTAAAGGAGTTGTGTTGATGAAAGACAAAAAAGTCATTTATGGGGAACGACAGTCATTTTTCCGAAGTTTGTGGTCTGGAATTTCACTCGGTTCACACCGGATGGATTATTATATTTACAAGATGGGTTATTTGTTTCGATGATTATAAGACCAGTGTCCATAATTTCTATCGTAAAATCGAATTTATAACGCAAAGGTTTGGTTAATTTATTTAATACAATATATTCAGAAGCCGGTTCGTAAATCATGTGTGACGGTTATATATTTATATAAATATATTCATATATAGATATATACGTACTCCCTGAGGTCGTTACATACTCCTTCTAGTCGCACTCGCTTCGCTCGTTCACTCCCTACGTACTCACTCCTTCCAGTCGTTCGTATCGTATGGCTTCTACTAATATTCCATATAATAAGGCAAGATTCTTAGGAACTCACAATTCATATTGCAATGATAGTCCGGCTAGCATAGCCACAAATAAATTCAAGAAAATGGTGTTGAATCAGCACAAAAGTATAATAGAACAACTAGATGCAGGTATAAGAGTTTTGGACATTGAGGTACACAAGCATCCATTTTTGAATGATCTAATAGTTACGCACGGACCACCAGATCTAGGATTATTAACTGGTTATACCAAATTCGCAGATATTTTAAATGTGGTCAAGATGTGGCTGGAAGAACACCTCCAAAAATCGCCGGATGAATATGATAAAATACTGACGTTTGTCATAAATCCGCAAAAGAATGTACAAAATAAAAAGTGGTACAACGATACAGTCTTAAAATATTTCCAAAACGTCGGTTTAGATCAATATGTTTATTCGTATAATGAACAACGTAAGGATGAAGATCATTGGCCGTTACTCAAAGATATGTTGGACGTCGGAAGACCATTGATGGTGTTTGGATTAAAAGGTCACGTCGATTTCGTAAATTATCAAAATTATTATAGAAATGACACAGACAAGATATTGCCCACATGGGATGCCAAAACAATCGAAGACTTGGATCCATCAAAGCTGGTGCTTTATCCAAAACCTGGCAATAAAATCTTTTTAATGTATGCATTGTGTTCTCTAAGAGATATCGATGCCTATCCTTATTTATTTGGCGGAAATCCCATACAGGCTAAACAGGTCAATCGGTTAAAAGTCATTGAACCACTAGTAGATGCTTGTAATGAAGTATTAAAAGAATATAATCAGATGGTTAATTGGATATGGATTGATTTTTTCTAGGCCCGTCGGCTTTTGAAAAACCGGACCACACAAAGTGTATGTTTAATACCACCAATACTGTTGTGGAGTACGGCGAGGATTAAATACTTCCTTACCGTTGATAATCTGAGGAGAATGGAAATCAAACCAGCGATCTCTAGCAATCTTACCACGCTTCCACTTGATCATTTTCTCACGCTTCTTATTCACAACAAGTTGCCACGGATTGTTGGGATTAGTATCTTCACCATCTACATAGGTCAGATTGTCAAGCTTGCTGGAATATTCTGCAAAAACAGGCCCATGGTCGCGTTGCATCTGTAGCTTACGTCTCTTCATATTCTTGACCTGCTTCTTGGTCATCTTGAGAGTAGATCCTGGAACTGTTTCTTCAGTCATATTATTTTTATTATTGGTCTAGTTATATGTATTCATACTATACATATAAATAAATTATCAAGTATATTTTACTTAAAAATCAAATTCTTCTTCATCACTATCACTGACGACGTATTCTTCGTCTTCGTCCTCGTCTCCATCTTCATAAATAACTTCAGGAGACGCCGGTGGAGACGGCGAACGGCGAGGGGACGATGGGGGTGACGGCGGAGCCGAACGGCGAGGGGACGAGGGGGGTGACGGCGGAGCCGAACGGCGAGGGGACGATGGGGGTGACGGCGGAGCCGAACGGAGAGGGGACGCCGGGGGCGGTACAATATTTCCATCAGACCAAGTCCATGTCCAACGAAGAGACGCCGGAGGAGACGCCGGAGTGGATCCAGCAATTTCATCCCATTTTTCACGAATGGTGATTTCGTCTTGTTTCCGTACACTTTTTACAACTTTTAACAAATTACACAAATCTTTATGATCGGCATTGACTAGAATACGGAAAAGTTCACCATTTGTGGTATCAGCAGCAGCCCCTATGATTTTTAAAAGGGTGGCTTCATTTTTACCTTGCTTGGCGAGTCCCATTAAAAGCCAAGCGCGTTCTTGACCATTTAGACCTTTGAATTCTTTGGGGTCTTTGGCACGGCAATTTTCAGTAAATACTGTCGGGTATGTTTTCTCAGTTGTAGATTTAGCTGCACGTCCCTTGGAACCTTTGCGGAGGGTTGTAGATTTAGTAGATGGGTCTAGAATAAGTCTGAGATGTTCTTTGAATTGGTCCAGAACAAATTGGGAACCTTTACCCTTCGGTGGGCGGCCAGCACTTCCAGTACAATTTCTCTTGAATTCTAATAGTGCTGTTTGAGGTAAATAGTTGTTGTTGTAGTAAACTTTATTTCCGGAAATACGGAATTTGGAATCAAATCCAATATACAAATCCTTTAAAAATTCAGGACGCGAGCATTGTTGCTTTGAGGGTACGCTGGCTTTTTGTTCTTCGGCTGGAAGGTTATCTTTACAATTAGGATAGCCTGCATTTTCAAGATCTCTACACATGTCAATTTTTTTGCCATGCTTGACCTTGCACCCTTTGTCTTTGGCCATCTGTTTGATCTGTACAGATTTTAGAGCTTCACAATCTTTTCTAAATTTGGAAATAGGCATACGACTGTAGTTAGTAACTTTATATACTAACAGTATATAAAATATTCGTAAAATTATAAAAGATCATAACCTTCCATGAGCAATTTTGGATCAATAAAGGTCCGGGATTCCTGATAATCAGTATATTCATCCAATCGGAATTCAATCTGATCATAAATGTCTTCAATATATACATCGTATTGATGTTCCAAGATATATTTGATATCAGATAATTTGAAAATGTGTGGTGATAATATTTTAACAATAAGTGTGAGTTTATCTGTATAAAAATTAGTAACATTCTGATAACGATCCACCAACTCGGTCATACAATCCATATAAAATGAATAAAAATCAAGTTTTTTGAGGAGATCTTTAATTTTAGAACGACGTCCAGAAGGTACGTCTGGATCTTCGTCTACATCAGTGTCCAAAACGGTTTTACCAAAATCGATGATAACAATTTGCGATTTAGTAACCATAAAATTATCTAGATGTGTATCTCCGTGATATGCTCCACCAGTCGAGTGTAAATCCTTTAAAATTTTGACTACCCTATTCAAAATGATTTCCAATTTAGCCGTCGAGGTCTTTTTGAAAATTTCCAACAGGGATTTATTGAATTTTTCCATGACAAATATTTTGCGCATTCTATGGCGGTGTTTGCAATCATATATATCAATGATATCGGGCATTTTCTTGAAATTTCGTTCTTTTAATTTGCGCAATGCTTTTTCTTCTGATTGAGTTTGCAATTTCTCTGATGGTTGTTGCTTGACAATATATTCGCAACCTTTGCCATTTTCTTTGCATACCATGGAAAAGACCTGGCCGGATAAACCGCTTCCGACCTTTTTGTGATAATCAATAACATAATCTTTGTCTTTGACCTTGATGTGTTTGGAGCATTTCTTTACAGGTCTTGCGACGGGACTACCCTTGGTACATTTCATTAATGCGTCACACAATTTGGTTTTATTCCAACTTTTATACCACAACACTCCATTTTCATCACATTCACATTCTTCTAGAGAATTTACTATTTGATCCTTTTTCCATACACCTGCACCTCTACTTTTACATTTTTGCGGGTGATCCTTTTTAATAGTTTCTTTATTACATACCATACGAGTCGGAGCGAGTCGAAACAAACGAAGCGAGGTACTTAAAAGTATATATTCTAAACAAATATACTTTTTTAGATTAAAATGGACACGCCAAAGGTAACTGTAATATTCTTTAGTACAAACCGTTTACAGTATTTACTACCAACGCTAGATAGTTTTGACCGTCAAGTAGATTTTACTAATACTACCACTTATAAAATTTTATGCGATGACTATCCTAAAGATCGCGACCCAAAAATATTCGAAATGATCCAACAACGTTATTCAATAGATGAATTAATACTACACCAAAAAAATAAAGGACAAAGTGAAACATGGAAAGAATTGTGGTCTAAAATTCCAAAAGATACCGATTATGTATTTCAAATGGAAGACGATTTTACGTTCAACACTTCAATCAAAATCACGGATCTCATAGATATATTAAAAGCAGACCCCTACGCTATTCAAATAGCACTTAAACGCAATGTGTGGTATCCCAAAAATGATTTTATTGATAAAATAAATAGTGGAGTGGTAGGGAACGAAGTAGTATTAAACGGTACCCCAGTTATAAAACATCAAACATATTTCAACGCAAACCCCAATATGTGTCCGGTGTGGGTTACTCAGGAGACTTATCCACACAATCCTCAGGAATCAGTCATAATTCACCACCTTGTGCAAAAAGATCCCAAATATTACAGCGCAATTCTGGGTAAACGTGATGATCCACCACACGTAACTCATATAGGAGAAGTGATGCAAGGTAAAAAGGTAGCACCTGGAGAACCTGGTTGGGATTGGTTGAAAGAATATGATCCAGATAAAAAATACTTTTCCAAAGAGTATTTAAAAGAGGTTAATTTTAGTTAAATTTACTTATATATATACTTATATATATTCAAGTTAATACGATGATTTGTTATAAACTTAACCAAAGTGATGTACAAAAAAAATGGAATGGCGATACTTTACAAGAATTCATCACATCAGATGAATCCAGTCGGGTAACCTATTTAGATATTTCATATAACTCACTTCAAACACTTCCTCCTGAAATTGGTTCTTTGAAAAATTTAACGCATTTGAGTGTGTATGATAACAAATTGCAAACACTTCCTCCTGAAATTGGTTATTTGAAAAATTTAACGGAATTGAGTGTCCACTCTAACGAGTTGCAAACACTTTCTCCTGAAATTGGTCATCTGTCAAGTTTAACGGAATTGGATGCCTACTGTAATGAATTGCAAACACTTCCTCCTGAAATTTGTGCTTTGAAAAATTTAACGCTTTTGTATGTCCACTCTAACAAGTTGCAAACACTTCCTCCTGAAATTGGAGAATTAAGGCATTTACGTTGGTTTTATACTAGTGATAATGAATTTGAATATATTCCTGCGAATGTTCAAAATCTAATTAATAGATTGCGAAATGTTAACGCAAGAGGACCACAATACAACGACACTCAGTCAGTACACAAATCCAGTGTTCAACAATCACTCAAGCAATCTATCTATGCTTTGATGAGAGATTAAATATTTATTTAAACACTAGTAAGTACTTAACACTACATACGGTACTCTTTTAACGCTTCACGTATGAAAATTATTATTGATTTCGATAAACTGGACCACCCACCCTTCGGGTCCATACTAAGTAAACTAGAACAGAAATCCAAATCGGAGCGTATAGAATATTTATTAAAGTATTTCCAAATTGGTGTAAAAGTTATGGATTGCATAAGCGTATCTGCAAATAATAACCAAATCTCCAAAATAGATGACGGAATAAATAGTATTACACACACTTTGAACCAACAAACATCTAGTTATGATCGCCTACAACACAGTCTGGATTTATTAAATGGAAAGGTAAATAAATCTATTGAAAAGGGTACTTTGACCGAAAATATCATTAACAATCATCTACAAACACTTTTTCCAATGGACGATATAAAAGATATGTCTGGATTCAAAGAAAAATGTGATATATGGATGGAATGTCATGACTCTTCCCACCGAATTTTATATGAAATCAAGAATTATACTAATCCAGTACCTCAGCCTCAAATCGAAACCTTTTACAAATCTCTAGAAAAGAATAATGCCTCAGCCGGGATTTTTATAGCCACCCGGGGAATTTATGGTAAAACTTCATTGGATTTCAGATATCATAATGACATTCCTGTAGTGTTTGTACCTAATAATGATCTATATAGTGGAGCAGGTGTGATGTGGGCCACTGTATTTATTAAACGTATTTTGGAATTGAAATCAAAATCTAACGACTCTGACATCGGAGAAATAGATCTAAAAGTTCTATGGGATAATACTAAACACATCTTGGAACACCTTCAAGAATCATTGAAAACTATTGATGAATTGGCCAAAAATGCCAGAGAAGTCCGCAAAATAAGCGATGGTATGAATACTTTGTTGAAAAACCTTAGATCATCCATATCTGAAAAGTTGGATGAATTAAAATCGCATATTTTAAAGGATCTTTAACCAAAGGATAAATATTTAACGTAGTATATTATATACTAGTATTATATACTAGTATTACTACTACATTAAATATATGAGTCTAGACAAACTAAATTTAGAACAATTAGCCGACAAAATCGATTTAACGCAAGATGATCTAGTTCTGAATGATATCCAAGCCACTATTGATTCTGGTGAATTGGATGATGATGAAGAATACTTGGAAATATATACCCGGATCAGGGATATATTGTTGGAACTTGAGGAACCTGCTGAATCGGAGTCCGAGCAGGTTTCCGATCCGGTACCCGAACCAGCACCTCTTCCGTTTACACCTGATATAGTTCGTCCTCCAACCCCTACTGATGTGCAGATTAAACCACAAGAATATTCTGAACAAATATCATATGATTTTGATCCAGATTCTGCTGATAAACGTAGGGTTGATGCAGTATTAGAATATTTCGGATTGCAAAATAACAGTGATGTAAGAACTGCCGTTTATGAAAAGTTTATTAATCGCGGAGATTTATATAGTGAATTCTTGAAAAATAAATCTTACCTCAAAGGCCTGGAAGTATTCATTTACAAAATTTTACAACGAATTGCATTGGATAAGATAGATGCTACTAGAGAAGAACAGTTTCTAAAGTCTTTGAAAATGAAAAAAATTAACCCCAATCGCAAAGATATGGATATATTGTTAGATAATATTTTTGAAACTTCCGATCAAAGTAAAAGATTGTATAATTTCAACATTTTCCTAATTGGATTGAAAACTGATCTAAGTTCTTTAAACCTTTCTAAAATGGATGACCTGGCAGTTATAAGAAATTTGAGATCAAATATAAACAAATTCGGTCAGATGTTGGATGATTATGATTCAACTATTAACTCCCGTCATAAAGATATAGACGTGTACCAATATGGTATGATTTTGTTTAGATATTTCATCCGATTGGATTGTTTGAAATTTATGGCTACAAAACAAGCCCAGGAAAATATGGGAAATGTGTCCAATACGGTTATGCAAAAAATTCTAAGTGATTTCAAAAAATTAGATGAAAAACACCACAACCATATTAGAAACTTCCTATATTATATCATAATGATATATATGAATGCCATTACTGATGGTGATGAACGTGTGGATGATATCGAGTGTAAATTCCAAGTATCTGATCAACAATTCAGAGATTCAATAGATTATTATGAAGAAGATATTAAACATTGGCCTAATCCATTTTTTGTGGCGATATAATTCACGCAAAATAACACTCTTTTAGAGTGAAATTATACCCAGCCGCTTTTTTACTAGCGTACACCTTGGGTAATTGGCAAATGCCTATAATCGGTTTATCCTTTTGTAATTCTTTAGATGTATGTATTGCAGATTCATCTTGAGATGAAAAAGTTATTTCAAATGTGTTGTGTCTATATGGCAATTTCACATTAATGAAACTTTCACCGTTAGAGGTTTTAATGGTATCATCGAATATCCTGTCTATATCTTCCATGGACATATCTGGATCATCAAACCATAAACGTTTATTCAAAAACATATCATATTTCACGCGATTGTCCAAGAAATTGCAAAATATTATGAATTCACGCTGTTTTTTGTTTTGAGTATTCAGTTTTAAATTGATCGAATACACTTTTCTGACTGCTGGTTCTCTATACACCGTTTCGATGATATCCGAGTCTATCACCAATTTAGGTAATTGAATCATAAAAGGCATTTGATTGTAATAAATGGGCAAACTACGCAAAGTCTTGGAAATCAATATTTTGCCATATGAGAAAAAAGTCACATCAAATTCGTTTTCTGAAACTTCCGAGTCTTTGTCGTTCAAAACACCTGATGTATTGGATATGTTGTATTTTCTCAAAATGAATTCGGTCATACGTATGTCTTTCGTAGTACCTAGTACCTAGTGCGTAGTACGAGTATAGTATAATATATGTTAAAACATTAAAACCTTTTAATTATATTTTTTCGTATATATTGAATGTTTCTCTACAGTAGTAGATAATGTATATGTGAATTTAATCGAAGCACCATATTTGGGATGCCGTTGAAATTGCGCTTTTGTTTGCAAATAAATTCCAGTATAGTTGTGCGATTTGTTTAACATCAACATAACACCTTTTAATTTATCATACCCAATATCCCTTACTTCTTTGGCTAATTGATTGTAATCCACAGGATCCATCTTGGTATATAGCAGCTTGGTACTGCGATTTAACATAATTGCATGAAAAATACCGTCGGGTACACTTATATATCTATTAAAAAATTTATTGTACAACTTGATTCTGTTTGGTGTATCAAAATAGAGCTGCTTGGTAACAAATTCTAGTTTCATCAATTTACGCTTTGCCATTTTATTAATTGATTTTACTACTTGTTTTTCCAATGAATCAAAGAATTTGTGCGTTTGGTTTAGGATTTTGTTTCTTATCAGGTTTACAAATTTACGGTTTTTATCTATTTTGTCTTTACGGATTTGCACCATCTTGTTGGATTTTTCGTAATGATGCTTGTGAATTTCATCCTTTACCGAACTGGTTTTTGCTATAGAAGTGTCCGATACGTTTCCGGCTGCTCCGTCGGTATCGTCTATAATGATTGAATGTTTTTCATATTTCTTTGAAGATTTCTTCATATTTGTTTTAAGATATTTTGATTTTTAACGCGTAAGTAAATTTAGAATTATATATTAATATTTATTAAGACTTCATAACTTCGTATCGGTACTCGCTAAGGTACTCACTCGCTACTCTCGTATCGGTACTCGCTCACTTCACTCGCTACGCTCGTATCGTATGGTCAAGACAGCTGTAGAAATATGTCAATTAACGGAAAATCATTTGGAAAGAGAACGGCAAATTTATCGTGAATTGGTAGATGAATGTTTGAAACAAATCCGGAAAACTGCCGAAAAGTCAAAAGTGTTTTATTATATTTATACAATCCCGACATTTATCATCGGGAAACCCAAATATCAAATGGATCGTGCCAGAAAATATATCGAAAACAAATTAACGAAAGAACATGGATTCAAAATTAAAAAGAATGATAGTAAGAGAGATATTATCATTTCCTGGAAGCACTTGCATAAAAAGATGAAAGAAGATTTGAAAAAGACCACTGAAGAAAATACTCAAAAAAATCGCCGGACAACTGTTATTAAATCCCATTTTGGACCATCATCCAATGATTATCAATTACCAGCTAACAGTGATCTTTCACTTCCACCTCCTAATCCAATGAAACCGGCCAAAGGTGTCAAAAGTGTCAGTTTGTTGGTTAATAAGAATAAATTGTAATTGGTAATATTAACAAATTAATATTACTTTAAATACATCTAGGATATGGATATCCAGCAGATAGATTCGACAACATATACATCAAAGTAAACATACCTAGCAAAAGAATTACGAGGATAACAATAAGAATATTTACAATGCGGTTATTATTTTTATACGTTTCGAATCGTTGTAATTTCATATATTTTTGTAGCATAGCTTCAATTCTGGCATAGCCATATTCCGAATAATGCGTACTAGTTCCGACAACATCATTAGTAGCACATCCACCTTCCCGTCCATAACCTTCTACAATAGGTGTAGGACGCTGTTGCAAATTTAATTTATCTTTTTCTTGTAGAGTATTATCCGATTTGGGGAATTCTTCAGTTTCACCTTTACTAGTCCCCCATATCTCAAATAACGATGGTAAAGTTGGCATACGAACGTGAGTGTGAGTTGGCGAGTATATATTATAAATATATAATACTTTTGCAAAAAATTATAAATGAATTACCAGTTGATATTCACCGTTTAGTTTGGGCCAGTCGAGAGTAGCATTAATATCGTGTTTCATATATAAAAATTTGCAAACACAACAAGCCTTTGTACCCGTATTAATAGGATTGTGTTCCTCGGGGAATGGTATACGAACTTTTTTAGTACTTGGGTCAACGGTTTTGATTTGCGACGTAACGTGATCACATATCATTTTTATTTCTTCCATCATTTTGGATTTATCTTTATCGACGTCCGGTGGACGTTGCTTGGGGAGTTTGGTCTCGTGGTGAATATAGATGAAAAACGGGCCACCCAACTCTGGCTGACCATAGGTAGCCTCTATATTCAATTTGGTTTTTAGACCATCTACATATGCAATGGCCTTGTTGGTAGTTTCCAATAGATTTGCGACCTTGTGTTCTAGAATAAAATCGAAACTTTGCTTGTTCTTGTAATACCTTTTGGCAATCTTTTTGAAATTCTTCTCATATTCCGATTGGAATTTTTCCAATGCCTTTTCTGAATCCTTTTTCTCTTTTTCCGAGAGATTTAGTCCAGATGTGCTGCTAGTTTTTACTTTGTGTTCCATACGACCGAAGGGAGTTTAGAGAGTGGCGTAGCGAGTGCTTATAATATAACCAAGTATATTATAACTTTACGTTTAACGTACGTTAACCCCTTAGCCCTATAGGGCTAAGTGTTTTATCCCTTGTAGGGGTAAAGAGTTAAAGGATATAGTTGTATATTTTGCTACACTCTTCCGAGTTGATGTCGTAATCGCGTTTATAATTATCGCCGTACCAGATCAATAATTCTTGACCTTTTTCCAGAAAAGTTGTAGTACGTAATTCAACCCGTCCAGTTTTGGAATTAATTACCCATCTAAGATTGGGTAATTCTCCAGGTGAAGGTTCGTTAATGAGTAATGCAGGATTGAACTTGTATTTGGGAATGAGGACTCCTTCGGAATCAGTCGGATCAATGTAATATGGGGGTTTAATATCAATATGGGGCATAGGTATATCTAAATAAAATAAGTATTTTCCGAATTCATCATAAATATTTCTAATTAAACTAGATGAAGTAATGTTTGAATATTCCAAATAATCTTTTATTTTGTTGTTATGAGAAGACATACTTAGTACATTTCCGGGGTATACACCAACAATTTCATTCATTGGTATGTCGTGCAATGTGTATACCCCTAATCCTTTTGACTGAGTAGGTTTAATATGTAGTAATATATCACCGTCATCTATATTGATACTGGAATTGGTACTGGTCACAAACTCGCCATTGGGCCTAGAGAATACAATAACATCCCAAAATGATAACCCCATCCATGGTTCCTTTTTATCGTATAGATGTATTATATTATCAGTCATTCCATTTAATATATCAGAATATATTATTTGCCTGACAGGTTTTATATTTGCACTCTTATCCTTAGGACTATTTGGATGTGTTTTGGAATTTTTTGGCCAAAACCATTTTGAGATGATCCATTATATCTGGCGGAATATTACTCGAACACGCCACAAATGTAGGCGGTTTTAATTTGGATTTGGATTCTATTAATTCAGCCGCACTAATTTTAGGTTTTTGTTCTACGGCTGCCCCGGTGGTGCCACTACGTAGTCGCGGTGCCTCACCATAAAACCATGAATAAATATAAGACAACATACCGTTGGACAAGTTTTTCTCGGATGATTATTATCTAAGGGTATATATATACTAATAAGTATATATATTTTTTTGTTAGAGTTATTCCCGGCATTCGAAAAGGTCGGATGGCAAAGAATAGTATTATTTATATTATCATAGGAATAATCGTGGCACTTTTTAGTATATATTATTTATTTATGCGTAGACCTATCCGGCAATCCAGGATAAAAGATGTCAAAGGAGATGGTGGATGTCTTTTCCGGGCCATTGCCAAATCAATACACCCTGAACAGGACGAAACCCAAAAGGCCAAAGAATTGCAACAATCTATTTTGGAGTGGGTTTCCAAACATCGTGATTATCACGTATCAAGTTCTAGAGGAGACGGCACGACGTACAAAGTTTCCAATGGGATGTATTTGACACCAAATGCGGTAGACGAAAGTTCTTATCCCTTGGCCACTTATTTGGAAGGATGTCATTCTATAACTGTCGATCAATACTTGAAAAAATATCAAACATTTGGAAAATGGGGTGGAACATTCGAGATAATGATAGCCAGTATCCTTTTACAACGCCGGATCAAAGTCTACGATCACAAATCAAGGAAATTCCTGGATTTCGGCAAACATCACCAACAAGAAACCAGGTTAATTTATGCCAATGATCACTATAGATATTTCTTATAGCTAATTTTTAATCTCTCATCAAAGCATAGATAGATTGCTTAAGTGACTGTTGTACACTTGATTTATGCACAGATTGGGTGTCGTTGTATTGTGGTCCTCTCCCATTAACATTTCGCAATCTATTAATTAGATTTTGAACATTCACAGGAATATATTCAAATTCATTACCATAAGTATTGAAATAACGTAAATCCCTTAATTCACAAATTTCAGGAGGAAGTGTTTGCAACTCGTTATCGTGGACATACAAATGCGTTAAATTTTTCAAAGAGCCAATTTCAGGAGGAAGTGTTTGCAACTCGTTATTGTTGACATACAAATGCGTTAAATTTTTAAAAGCACCAATTTCAGGAGGAAGTGTTTGCAACTCGTTAGAGTACACATACAAATGCGTTAAACTTTTCAAAGCACCAATTTCAGGAGGTAGTGTTTGCAAGTTATTATCTTCTGCATCCAATTCCGTTAAACTTTTCAAAGAACCGATTTCAGGAGGAAGTGTTTGCAACTTATTTCTCGACACAATCAATTCCGTTAAATTTGTCAAAGCGCCAATTTCAGGAGGAAGTGTTTGTAAGTTATTATTATACACATTCAAATGCGTTAAATTTTTCAAAGAACCAATTTCAGGAGGAAGTGTTTGCAATTTATTACCGTAGGCATACAAATGCGTTAAACTTTTCAAAGCACCAATTTCAGGAGGAAGTGTTTGCAAGTTATTATAATACACACTCAACTCCGTTAAATTTATCAAAGCACCAATTTCAGGAGGAAGTGTTTGCAACTCGTTATACGACACACCCAAATGTGTTACACTGTTTTCATCTACTGATTCAATAAATTGTTTTAGAGTATCACCTTCCCATATTAAACAATCTTTAGTGTTAAGCCTATAAGTGATTTTCATGATGAGTATATAAGTATATATGTATATATATATATATATGCATATATATGTATATATAGGTATTTTTAACCATTTTATAAACGTTCGACCCATGTCAAAGAACACGTAAAATCAGTACCATTGACATTTGCCAACGGTATAATTGTAAAGGAAATCTGATTTCCAGGTGGAATAATAAATTGATAATCCAATAAATTTTTATCAATTTTACCATCTATTCCCATTGAGAATGTTGCAATTTCTAATCCATTTGTAACATTTTTTTCATCTTCGCAATATGAAATTACAGATGCTCCCCCTGAAACTTGAGTCCATGTATTTGTAGTTGCATTATCTAAATCTGCGTTGAAATATGCTTTAATTATAGCTGATTTGGAACTTTCATAACCAAGTGTAAGATTTGTTAATACAACATCAGATTTATTTTTCTGATTTTGGAATAATGGATTGTTACGAATGGTCAAAATATTCAAATCGTTTCCAGAATTCAAATTAACACTATCATGAACACTACTAATACCAAAATAACTACCAACTGTTAAATTCCGTTTACCATATACCAAAGCACTCATACATGCAGTTTTTGTGGATATGTCGTTAGTAGTAGCTCCATTATCAACATAAATCATTAATGGATTATTGGGATTAATAACGGAAGGTAATGTATTAGCATTTGGATAACGAATGCGATGGACTGTTTCAAGATGCCCATTATAAGGATTTTCTATATTGAACATAATGTTACCAAATCCTAACCATTGGATAGAAATTTCAAACACATTTCCTTTGGTGAAATCCATAACAGGCAACGAACCTTCACCAAACCCACGATCTACATTCCATTGTGTTTGAGTGACCCATGTATCAGTGGCGCTGACACCAGTAATATTTGAGGCAAAAGATCCAGCAGTACCTTGTCCACTTATACTATAAGTACCTGCTTTAGATCCGGTTACTCTAGAGATAAAAATAACGTCGTCATCATTTTCATATGCTATCCAGCCATCCCCGGCATCACTGAAATTGGCGGCAGCGATTTTACGAGCTACTGCGCGAACATTATCACCAGATGTAACTGCTACGGACGTGGCATTCCCATTTAATGTAACAGTCATATTACCTGTAGATGAAGCTCCGGATGTTACAGTTAGAGTACGGACTTCTTGTTTACCACCACTTCGCAACATTAATCCGAAATCAGCGCCATTATATCCGAAAAACATACCATTCGATTCGTCACCCAACCCTATCAGTTGAGTAGTACTGGATACACCTTGTGTGAATAATGCAGTGAACCGAACATTTAACGCGGTACCTGGAACATATTTTGCACGTCCTAGAGTAGATACTCTAGAAGCACTATTGGCTGTTGTACCACTACTTACCGTACATAAACTATCAGCCACACTTGCTGCACCAGACCCTTTTACAAAAGTTTCATTTTCAAATGGTGTGATATTATAATGGAATACCATACTAATAGATTCTTCTGGAGAAGACACGGCAAGATTTCCGTATGCGTCATGCGGATTTGATATATTGACAAACAAATTAGATTCATTATCTGCATTCACATTTCTAAAAACACCATCTGAATTTTGGGCGGCCAATACAGATCTAGTTAATAGACAATCATTTTTAGCATTAATATTCTCATTGATCACTGAAGATATGGCATTATTTTTTTGAGTGTGGAAAATAGTTTGATGGTTACCTGTAACTGTAGTACCCATACCAACTAGTTTCTGTTTATAATATTCAGATATAACTGTGTGACTATGAACTGACGTTGGGAATTTAATACTATTTTCAATGTATTTTTGACGTTTGGAAGATCCGGTTGAGGTTAATCCTAATTGCATATCAATTACAGCTATATCACCTTCAGTAATAACCGTTGTTACTGTAATACTAGAATTCTTGGAACAATCCTCAAATTCTCCAGCCCATCCACCATAAATAGTGAATTCTGATGTATTATCTGGAGTAGTGTCCCAGGACACCGATACAGTAGCTATTTTAGTCGCACCAACGTAATCCGAAATAAGTCTGGACTGCCCTACACCTGTTCCAGCGGTGATATCGATATACAAACCATTATAATAATCATCTGTAGCCGATGATAAAGTACCATCCAAAGTAATAGTGGATGCCGCACCGGTCTGAGCTGTGCCACTTTCACCGTAAATCACATATAACGAATCACCATCCGGCAAACACGCCAAAGCAGTATCTAAAGTAGCTACTTTGGTTGTCCCATTATATGCCGTGATACATCTAAGAGATGTTTCGTGTTCTGCACAATGCCACAATTTAATAAAACAATTCTTATAATAATCGTTATTGGAGTTGGCAGTTGACGCCAATTTTACTGTAGTATATCTATTAGCCTGATCTTGTGTTTGGCACTGACCTGATTGACGATGTACAACATAAGTCGAGGTAGTATCAGGCAATTCTCCGAGATTTTTATTTAAGGACGCTACTTTTCCTGCAGTATAATCTGTAATGAGCCTGGCTTGTGCCAATCCAGGACCTTCAGTGATTTCAATTACGAGATTGTTATAAATATCTGCAGTAGTTGATGCACTAGTCCCCAAAGTAATTGTGGTAGTAGTAGCGGCTGCAACTAGATCTGAATTTTCATTGTACGCAGTTTGCGATAATGATGAATTTGAATTAACTGTTGATACAGTTTCTAGTGATTCTGTTCTGTAAGTCATACTTTTAAAACTACGTAGTTATATAATCAGAATATATTATATATTACGTATTAATACAAAAATTCAAAACGATAAGTGACATCTTTATCGACCGCTCCAGCGGGGGTAAGGTTTTGATATTCAAAATTAATTTCATAATCACCTGGAATATGACTACCACCTTGAGTAACTTCACCAATTACGTGTCGTTCTTCATCGTTTAACTGGTAATCTTTGACCATATATACTTTTAGAACTACATAAGTGGGTATTCCAGGAGGATATGCTGAATGTGAAGTGGCTAGTCCGGTATTAGTTCCTAATGGGTCGGAAGTGAAACTGATGGTATTATCCACAAGACTATAATCAGTAATCATATATTTAGGTCTAGTAGCATCTTTATCGTATGCACCAGTGGCCATTCCAGTATCGGTATTCACAAATTCAATATAATATCCATCGTCAATCAAATTCACCAATCCAGGGTATACTGTTACAGTAGTGTCACCAGTGGCGGCTGATGCACTAAGAGCGCCTACAATACCTGCAGTACCTGCAGCGCTATCACCTGAAGTGGCATAAATACTGATTTTATCTCCTTTATGAACATTTTTGGATTTCAATTTACCGGCTAATACCGAAATAGGAATACCATAAGACCATCGATCTGTAGTGGTTGCATTTTTGGCAGCTGTAAATGTTTTACTAATACACATATAATGCCCGCCAGTATGAGTAGTTTCTTCTTTGACACGGGCAATACTAATACCGCGTCTATCAATAAATTTAATTCGGCTTACTTCATGTGCAACGTTATTAGGGCATGTAGTAGGTTTAGTCTCAGACCATCCGTGATCTACCCACACATTTCCTTCTGTTTTACAGCGGACTTGATAATATTTTTCGTCGTATGCTGACATACCTTTGGTTTAGTTATCGTCAGGTTTATATTTAAAATAACCATATTATTTTAAAGAATATCCCCCGGATTTTGGAAAAAATTTGCTCAATCAAATTACAAAGCTACACTAGCACCAGTGCCCCCAGTGTTCCGTTTGCGTTGCTGTTGTAATTTAATGTTTTTGACCATTTCACTTGCTCTGGATGAAGCAATAGATCGGGCATCAGATTTAGAACTGATTTCCGAAATTCGGTCATCGGAAGAGCTGGATAATATATCGTCATTGTTAGGTCCATCCGAGAAAGATATAGAAGAAGAATCATCGGCACCAGTCGGAATACTAGAGGTCTGGGGTTTATCGGCATATCCACGGCGAACTGTAGGACGAGGCCTAGGTTTAGGCGGTGGAGTTGCTGGACGTTCCGAAGACGGCTCTGGATCTTTGGAATTACTCTTGGAGGCGGGCAGTTGTTTCTTTTTATGACTGTTTTGTAAATGATACATAGTTCCAGCACTCAATAAACTGAATAGCAACGTCAGTTCGGGAGCTACTTCGGCCTTTCCACGATATTTTACATATAAATCTTCCATCACATCATCATAACTATCAATATCGTTGGCAATAGAATCCGAAAACCCGTCTAAATATAGACCAATCGGGTCGAATTTAGTATTAAGCCATTCTATACCAGTAATACCCGTAACCAACAACCGTTCCGCAAATTTAGTACCATTTTTACGGCGGATGTGTTCAGTAATACGTTCAAGTTCATATTGCATTTCCTTTAGATCCGAATGCATAGTGAAATCCTTATCCACCCGGATACCTCGATCACGCAACCGATCGAATTTCAAAAGAATTCTGCACTTTTCCTGGTCTTCTTCCTCTTTGGTTAGTGGTTTACTGAATGTGAAATCCTCTTTATAAGGGACGTTAGGGGGGGACGACTCTCGGCGGCGATCATCCCGACGATCTTCCCTACGGTCGTCCCGGTCGTAAGACCGGTCTCTTGACGGGGACCGGTCTTTGTCAGAAAAAGAATCAATAGATCCAAGAGACGACGAGTCGTCCTTACGATCATCGCGACGAGGTGGAGTTTTAGCTCTAGGAGAGTCCAACTTTTCTCGGTTTACCAAACGGGCCACACTATCGGGTGAAGGGGATCGAGGTGGGGACGATTTTCTCGGGCGATGACTGCTAGAAGAATCGCTTTTACCAGGACGGACACGTCTATATGATTTATTACTACGAGGTTTGGATAATGAGGCTGAATCGCTGGAAATGGAATCAGATCGATTATCGAAACTGATTCCACCGATTCTAGATGAATTTTTACCTGAAGTTTTGACATTCAATACATCAGTGGTACTCCGTTCATTTACTTTGATATCACGGGGCATACTTATAAGTCTTATATACGATACAGGTTTACTTTTAGTGACGTTAATATTTCCTAGGGTTTTACGCGTCGTCGTATACGTAAACACTCTTGATCTTGGGGTTGTCAGGAGGAGGAACGACTCCCAAAGTCACACTGTCCAAATTCAGATGGATTCTGCCGAAATATACCGCCATTCCAACTGAATCAATAGCATCGTGTTTGAATTTGATAGGTTTTCCGGATTTTTTAGAAGTTTGCCAATTGGGGAAACGGAATTTATACTTTTTCCATAACGCATCCTGGATAAATATTTTCTGCGATGGAGCTTTGCCCCATTTTTTGACTTGATCTTTGGTCGGTTTCTTTAATCCAGTCACAAACTTTTTCCACAAGGAAATGTTCAATACAACATACGGTATATTCATACGGTTGGCCAAGCAGTGTAACACGGCTCTATAATGCGCATTCATTGAACTACCAGTACATGTCTTAGATGAGAAAAAATAGTCTTCAATTCCTATAAGCACGATCGAATATTTTTCTATAATGTCTTTGACTTTATTTTCCAGATCAACTAGTAATCGTCCAGACTGTTCTGCACATTTTACATACGGTGATTGTGGAGATGGTAGAGATTGATCTGCTTCCACACTGCCATATTTAATAATTTCACCTCTTTTAGTTTCAGGATTGATTTGCATTATACAATATCCTGTAGTAGTGGCTGGGTCTAAGACCAGTACATTATAGTTTGGTGTGGTTTCTGTCATACGAGCGTAGCGAGTGCGTAGCGAGTGCGTAGCGAGTGCGTAGCGAGTGCGTAGCGAGTAGTATATATATACCCAACAATACTTTGCCATCTTTAATCCGAACTGTAAATTATTCGTGAAATTTCAATTTTAAATATACTGTTATAGTTTAACTTATTAACTAACTCCTTACAGTCGCTAACTCCTTACAGTCGTTTCGTATGGATACAAATAATACACTAGTTACAGCCAAAGAAGAATTCACCAAACAACTCATCTATCTTATTCGTCCAAAGATTTATGAGAGACTCAAGTTGATGTACAGAGACTCTCAGACCAAAGATACAGATGATGATGGGAAGCCGGTGTTTTTGGAAAAAGAACAGCTCAACAAATTCCAATATAAACTCAAGGATGTCCCCAAGTGGAATCAGCAGCAGATCGATTTGGTCACCAGTGAAATCGAACTAGCCGCCGATGAAGCCCTAGAGTGGTGGGAATCCAAGGCCAAGAAAGAAATGTCTAATCACATCACCTGTCTCAAGAAATTGGTTGAAACTATTTTCAAGGCCAATATCGCCATTTACCTATCGCTAAGTCCAAACAAATCCCAGATTAATGTATCTGTCCCTACTATTGATAATTTCATTCACAAAATCTATGTAGAAAATGCCAGATGTTTCTATAATCACCCATCACTATTCAGTGAACCCTTCCGGTTTATGTCCTATAAATCGCTTAGTGATGATAAAAAATCCAAATATGAAAACAGGATGCAACAAAACTATGAGATCATTCATCAAAAGATCGATAATAACATCGAAGAAGCCATTCGCAAATCTCTACCAGTTGGCCGTTTGCTCCAACAATATGTCGAGACAAGTTTGAGCGGTCCTGTAGATGATGCCGAATCGGTTAAATCGGTTGAAAAGGATGATGAAACGAACGTGCAAGAAGAAGACCAGATTCATATTGACGAATTGACTGATGATCACTTTTTCTATCGTAAGCGCTATAGATCTCCTAGCCCAGTTCCGCAACAAGATAACGCGCCACCTCCGGTAGAAATTGATGAAACTCGTTCGGAACGTTCTGCTCGTTCCTCCAGGTCTGATCGTTCTACTCGTTCCGATCGTTCGACTCGTTCCGATAAATCATACAGATCTTCTAAATCATCTAGATCTGGTATTGATAGACGATCTGAAGCTCCGTCAGAACGGTCGGAACGTAGTCACCGTTCTGACCGAAGTCATCGTTCGGATCGCTCGTCTCACTCTGTTCGTTCGGACAAATCCTATAGATCTCGCAAATCTGACCGCGAGGAAAAGCGCAGTTCTTCTAAAGATTCTAGATTGTCCATCCTTTCATTGAATCTAAGTGAAGACAAACCTGAAAAGAAAACCATTGCCCTGTCCCAAGATGCTTTGAAGCACGTTTCCAAAATGTCTCATCCACCTACTATCACCACCAATCCAGATGTTATTGATAAATACCTTGAGGATGTTAAAAACTAAAACACATCGAAAAGATCTCGTATATAATATCTAATTAATTAGATATATTAGACTCGCTACTCCTTACAGTCGTTCACTACGTTCGTATGGCATTTAGTGATATATTAAATAGTGCAAAAAGTATAGTCCTGGACCTTCGGTGGAATAATTATGTTACCATAGGGGTATCACTCCTGTTATTCATCATATTGTTAAAGATATCTATCGGGAAAACCAAACGGGAATGTGATCAACATGGTCACTCAACATCCAAGAAAATAGCCAAAATTATAGGTAATATAGTCGCCTCGCTGTTTGTTACCGCGATTGTCGGGTTTGTCGTGCATATGCTTTTGGAAAATTACATTGAAAACAAAAACTCGTATAAAGAAGAATATGCCGAATCTGTAGCATCTAGTGATTCTCTTCCACCACCTAAAAAGGATTACAGGCCTGATCCCGAACCTAAACCCATAGATCTTTCTACTGCATTTGGTGAAAACACTTTGAGTAGAAAGGATAAATATCTGAATAAATTATATACAGATACTTCCGATGGTTTGCTACCTATGTCTGAGTTTGATTCCTAGACGTCACTCGTTCCAAAAGTAACATAAATACAACTACTATACCATAAACCATAACAGGTGCAAAAATGAATTTAATAGATGGCGATGCATGCGGGTAGGTATACTCCATAAAAAGTATAGAGTGTAATGCTATAACAATAGCTAGAATAGTTTTATATTTATAGAACGCGCTTTGTGATTCGTGTGCCATACTTGTTTGGGACGTTACTAGACGTATATATATATTATATATACACTAAAAAATTAGAAAAATAGGGTTAATTTTACTTTTGGATATACTATTACACATAGTATAGAAGAAACTAATACACACCTATTTATATCTATATCCACGTACTATCGTACTATCTATCATACTATGAGTTATTCTGTTTGCAACGCCTCTACCAACGAAGTTCTTCGTACTTATCACGTAAGTGATTTGGAATTTGCCCGTATTTTCCGTAATACTCTCACTCACGGTAGTTATATGTATCACAAGAACTCTCGTGGTGAAACTGTCCGTCTCCGAGAACCAGTTTTCGTAGATTTGCCAGAAGGTCAGCAATTTTATCGCAAGTCCAAGGGTGATTCTAACAAAACCCTAGTTACTCAAGTTTCACTCAAGCCCGGACCTCCTTTGGTCCGCCAAGGTATTCCTACGGCCATTCATCTCAACGCCACCGACACTACCGTACCACCTGGACATTTCAAGGATGCTGCTACGCTTGGTCTGGTACAATTCCGTAAGCTCAGCGAAACTGAACTAGGTGAACCCGCCGAAGAGACTGGTAATGTAGCTGACCCTACCGAATAAATTTTATGATATATTATATAGTTTATCTATATAATTAAACTTTTTGGCACGCTCACTTTGTGTAAAAGCATATTATTCTAAATACTTTTTGGCACGCTTTTTTCTAAAAAGCGTTATGGTTCAAATAGGTCAAGGAGTTTCAGGACCGATTCTATTAATTGAAAAAGGAAAATATAAAGGACTAGTGCAAAAAAGACTGCATCTAACTATAGATGAAGCTAATAATCTGAGAAATCTAGGTGATATTAATGAAATAGGGTTTCCGTATCCAAGGAATTATATATTGCCCAGCGATTCCAGTACAACTAAGGCTCCGTTAATAGCCAATGCAAATAACTGGCGCGAGTTGGATACGTTACAGTATATTAAAGCCAATAGAATACAAGGCTGTGCCATTTTAGAAGATTTCGAATTGAGCGCTAACGAGGTCAAACTGTATTTCGCCAAATATGATTTCAATCTTTATGATTGGGCCTTGTCGAAATTCGGAACTCAAGCCACAGAACAGACTTGGATGTGTATATATTTCCAGTGCTTGTTTGCGATGTATACTCTAGAAAGTAACGGTATATATCACATGGATTGTCATGGTCGGAATTTCCTGGTACGTCGGGTCAAGAATCCTACACCCAAGTTTTATCTTATCGACGGAATCACCTATCAACTCCCGCCATGTGAATGGGAAGTTGTGTTGACAGATTTCGGGCATTCCATTAACTCTAATCGAGAATATTTTAACGACGTGTCAGAAAAGAATTTCCACTATTATATAAAAAACTTTGATATAACAATGTTTTTGACTCATTTCAATTTGAGTTATTTGGATTTTTATTCTAGACACCTTGGTGAGGGTGGAGTTACTTACAAATTTAAATTGAACGAGCAATTAACCACCCTAATCGATATGGCCAAACAATCATTCCCTGCCCCTAGCGTTTCGGTGTGTTTGAAAGACATTTTCTCCAAAGTGTTCAAAACTTATATTATCTAACGTCGGTGGAGATCACACCGGACTAGTCGCCGGTGGTGGATCGTATCGTACCAGTTCTCGTGTTACTGGATCTTCCATAGTAATATTTTCTAAATCATATTCTTGTTGATACAATTTTCCGCAAAACCAGCAAATACATCCTAGCATCATCGCCCATATTACACATACCATGGTAAACATGAGTATAAAAGGAGTTATTGATGTATGCCCATAACTTATCAACCCACTAGAGGTATAAATAGTGCATGGAACGACATGATCCTTGTTCGCAATTTCACATACTTTTTCATAATCGTTATATACTAGCGTAGTTCCATTTACAGGTTCAGTAATGGTAAGGTTGCACACCTTTCTGGGAGTATTCGTATCGTAACATCTAGATACAGGTGGTGAGGTAGACTGGTCCAAGTAACACTTTTTTGTAGATGTAGTCGTAACATTCGCGTTTTCAACATAACATTCTGTGTTATCAAACGATGAGTACATACTATTTAATAGTAATATAGCCAGGACACACACCAAATTTACAAATAATATCATACATACATTCAGAGTTTTGCCCATACTACGTTGTAGTGAGTTATACTACGTTAAACTACGTTATGTTATAATATACTTTAGCACACATACCCACCCAAATAAATTTAACTTAAAAATCTAAATCTAGGTCGGCGATTTGATCTTCGGGGATGCCGCAAAACCGCATCATAAATGGTTTGAAAGAAGGTGAACGGCCAAGGAAATCGGTTACATGATCCATACCATCTCGGGTATTTCCAGGTTTAAGGATCTTGTTACGATAATCCATTCCAGCGGATTGACTGAAAGGATCGGCCTCAAACCTAGTGTAAAGATCACATGCTAAAAGTATGGTCAATGTATATGAGTAATAACGTGAATCATATCCACCACCAACATGTCCCCATGTTGCCATGGTGTTAGGGAAAGTACCCAACCCGGTATACTGAAGAAAATGATCATTCAACACCGACCGCAAATAATCATCAGTCACCTTTACCCCGTTAGCGGCTGAGTCGGAACCAGCCCCGTGGATAACTTGATCAGTTAGCGCCATAGTTGCCTGACGAGTCCACTTGTAAGTATTGCCATAAGTTTTGAATTCGACCAAACGGTTAATCATCTCATCAGTCAATGGAGTTTCATCCTTATAGTGCTTGCTCAATTTCTTTAAAATCTTTGGTTCATATACCCATTGTTCTAACATTTGCGACGGACACTCTACGAAATCGGTTTCAGTGTTTGTGCCGGCCATACTGGAATAAATGCTATCGGCACCTCCACAAATACCATGAATAACATGCCCGAATTCATGGAACATAGTCTGTACTTCATCGACACTCAATAATGAAGGTTTGTCTCCGACAGGATTATTGAAATTCCCAACAAGAGTAGCAAACGGTAGGATTTGATTTCCATCGGCATCCTTAAATCCAGCCGCCACATCCCACATCGCAAAATGGGTGTATTTGCCTTCACGTGGATATAAATCGATTGAAAACAGTCCTAGCAATTCTCCGTTCGAATCCGACGTCGTATACGTTTTAACCGTTGGATGCCAGCTATACTTTCTATATTCTGCAAGGCCAGTAACTTCCTGGAATTTTAGAGAAAATACTTCGGCATAGTGACCCAACATCATTTGGAAGGTATGCTCGGCCGGGAAATACTGTTTATAAACTTGCATATCTATTTCTAGGGATTTGAGCTTTTTCTGATTGTAGTATGAGAAATCCCAACAGTTAAATTCAGACGAACCCTTTAATTCGCGCAAAGATTCAATAAATTTCTTGGAATGTGGTGCCAATTCACTCAATAAACTTTCCAAAAAATTTGTTACCTTTTTACCTGATTTCAAGATCTGATTTTGCAAAACATAATCGGAATTATTGGCGAATCCTAAGATTTCGGCGATTTCCTGGCGGATTTCCAGGATCTCCCTTAGGATTGGAATGTTTTGCGGGCATCTATTCCCGGACATTTCTTGGACCTTTCGCCGGGTTTCTTCTGAATGGCAATAACGCAACACTGGCGATACATCTGGATATTTGTAGGTGATTTTGTGTTTTTGCGATTCGACATCTAGGGTACGGGTTAAGAAATCTTCTGGCACTCCATCCAATTCTTCCTTGGTTAGCATCAAACACGCATCATCTTCCGCAATATTTTTGGAAAATGTTTGTTGTAATACGTTTTTCTTATCGTATAACTCTTTAAGTTTTGCACGAGAGTCTTCCGGCAAGTGTACACCATACTTTTGGAACCCCTTTAGCTCTTTATCTAAAAGTCTTTGATCTAAAGCCGATAACTGATCGTATTCATTATCGTAGACGTGCTTGTATCGTTTGTAGGTTTCTAATCGCATAACACTTTCAATTCCAAATGCACTAAGGAGCTCTTCTGATTTCCGGCTGGCATCTCTGATTTCTTTGGAAGTCGAAACATTTTGCAAGAAATTCATATCTTGCGTCTTGGTTCTTAGTGCATCTTCTACCTGAGTAGATCTCTTGACAGTGTTTTCAAATGTACAATCTTCAACTGGCCTCTTTTCTAACTCGTCATAGAATTCAGTTAGAGTTGAGATGATGTTTTTGGTTTGTTCGACGATTTCGTCTGCCGTATAATCGAATTTAACCTGGGGAAGACTCATAATTATGATATAATTGCTAATTAATTCTTATGATTTATACTTGTACGTTGTAAACGTATAAGCATATTTAACTATAGCTGTATTTGACTGACCATATTTCTGTTGCGATTCTTGGCGCGTTCATGAGCCGCCGCATTAGCGTGGCCACCGATCGGTACGTAGGGAGATCGTCTAGGGGTATTTCTAGGTGATGGGGAATACGAAACCGGGGTTGCATACGCACCAGTCCCCGGCGCCGGAACAGGTGGAGAAGGGGGAATTTGATACATATATACCTTGCGACCTAATAGTTCTTTGACTGAAACATATCTACAATTGATCATTACGCCATGTTCATTTTCAATATATGGGTTGGCTGGGTATGAAAAGTGACCTTCACACTTTTCCAATACTTCGGAAATATGTTTGTTACTTTCCGTTAGATTTCTAGGAGTATATCCGAATACGTCTTCTTCGTCTTGGTTTGTGATAGACGGGTAAACAAATAATACACTGTTGTTCATACGAGCGAAGCGAGTACCGTAACGACTGTAAGGAGTATCGTAACGAGCGAAGCGAGTACTTTATGAATTCATAAAGTAATATCCACTTAAATATATATAATAGACGCGAGTGCGCCTGAAATTCCCATCGTAATGATATCTTGACCAATAATTCGTAATCCACGAATACCGAATTCGTCTGGGTGGATGTCAGCCCGTCCAGTAATACCTCTATAAATGCCGTAAACTGAACCATCGCCATTAATATATTTGCAATAGGTTTTTGGAGTGGCCGCATCCATATTCACTATTTTATGACCCACTTGATTGCGATATACGTTCAACAGCTCATCTGACATGGTTTGTTTATACACTTGATATTCTACTGAATCGCGCCATTCTCCACTAGTGGAATCAGGTTTTAGAATACTAACTCCAGTACCATGGAAACTAATAAAGTACGGACCCTGGCGGTCGGATCCTTTAGGATAATACCATATATTAGGATGTCCAGTACGATCTACTTTGGTCTCGACAAACAGATTGCACATACTTGTGCTAGTTTTTAGTTTTTGGTACGAGTGACAACTGCGAGACAACATATCCCCAGTATTATTATAGCCGATTGTAGACACGACTTCGGGTGCATATATATATTTGGACATACCATACAAACAAACACCCCGAACACGACCACTATCTTTAACCAGTATACGTTTCACATGAGCACCATAATAAACTTCTCCGCCATAGTCGTGAATAGTCGCCACGAGTGCCCTAGAAATCGCCTCGGAATCTTCCGGGACATACCCGCCATTCAGGTAATGATTCACGACCATTGCATGCATTGCGAATGACGATTCTTCCGGTTTTACCCCGTAGTCGCCCCATTGCCCGGATAATACCTGGAGCAATCTATCTGAGCATCGCAGTCTTTTCAGGAATGTCTCAGTTGTCACGTTATTATGCCGTTTGCGGTCGATTATACTTCTTATAAGTCTAACGGGTCTGGAGTCGTACATCCACTTGGGCAATAGTTTCAACGCATAATACCACTTGGACCACCACGCCGATTTTTTAACGGCTTCGACATAATCGTGGATAACTTGGCGTTCTTTCATAAATTGAGACGTCAAAGAAAATTTGAACATATGCTCACCTTTTCTAAGGTAATAAGACATATCACCTATCCGAATAATATCATAAATTCCATCACCTTTACACAAACCCATTTCGGTATATTTAATGGAATCACTCCGACCATCCGTTAGTTCACTTAAAGTCCTCTTGAATTTCTGTATATTTCCTATATAATGTAAACCGGTTGGAAATGAAGTCATCGAAGAGCCATTCAAGGTAAATGTGTGCAACCCGCCACCAACCTTTTCTGGATGCTTATCTAGGACTACTACCTTTTTACCTTTTTTGGCTAATTTGGCAGCAACCGCCAGACCAGAGACTCCACCACCTATAACAATCACATCATTCCTTTGTTGATTTATGTGCTTGTGTGATAATCCTCTTAAACGGGTTGCTTTGGGTCTTTCTTCTGTTTTCGGTTTGAACTGTTTATCTGACCCTCTTAACAAGGCACCTATTCCGAAATTTAAAATATATCCTAGACCTGTTAGGCCTAATACCACTAACATAATACATTCCCACATACTATATTCGTACATACCTTAACTTACGTTAAGTACTTACGTTACGTACACCCAAATATATTTAACGGCTTTTTTCAAAAGCCGACCAAAACCTACTTTTACCTCGATATCGCCATCGCCCTGAAGGTCTTACGACTCTAGCAGAATGGTCACAATAGATCTTCGATGCGTTTTAGATATATTATAGAACATTCAAACACATAGAAAAACACTTAATAACATAAAAAAGACGAATCGCATAAAAGTGTGCACGAAAAAAACGCAAAAAAGTGAAATAAATTCGTGCACGATTTTGTTCCATTTTTGAAATCTCATATTAATATTTTAAAAATCTCAGAGTGTAAAAATAAAAATGGAACAAAATCGTGCACGAATTTGTGACACTTTTTTGTGTTTTTTTCGTGCACACTTTTATGCGATTTGTGCACACAAATATAATGCGTTTAAGTGTTTTTCGGGGTTTAAAAGCCAGCGTGGCCCGCTTCGCCAAGCGGATAAGTGTTTTTTCCGGTTTTATATATTATGTGTATATATAAAGTACTCACTTCTTTCAGTCGTATGGATAAAACTATTGTGATATGGATTGCAGTTATAGTCGCAATTATTATAGGTGTAGTTGTATATGTTATTATTAAATCAACTGGGAAATCTAAAAAACCTTCGGAAGATAAAAATAATCTAAATGAACAGTCCGGAGCATCTCCACCGAAATATGAATATGTTAATTATGACAAATTCGGGTTTCCGTTAAAAAAGTATCATATATCTCCACATTATAACATCCCAAGGCATTATGATTTGAGGACCGCAAATCCAGGTAAAATAGGATTGCCGATCAATCAAAGGGATTGTTCGGCGTGTTATGCAGTGGCCTCAGTTAGTATGATGGAGGACCGGTTGGCAATTAAAAACGGGCATCGTCCAGATTTATCGGTACAAATGGTAATTGATTGTTACAAAAACCCAGAAAATAAGCACATCAACGGATCAACTGGATGTGGTGGTGGGACGTTATTAAACAGTTTCGAGGCATTAAAATTAAAAGGTACAGTTCCGGCCAGTTGTAAATCATATGTTGCGCAAGATCTGGAGTGTAAAGATATATGTGCCGATGGTATGCCGATTGAAAAGGTCAAGAAGTATAAACTACGTACTGCATATAGATTATACAATCCCAAGAAATCACATGAACAAAATATCCAGAATATCCAAATGGATATCATGACATCAGGTCCGGTGGTAACTGCTCTGACGTTATATACTGATTTCCTGGATTACAAGTCCGGTGTATATATCCGGAGATCAGACCAGATATATGAACCTCATGCGGTAAAAGTCATTGGATGGGGTTATACACCTGAAGGCAAATTATACTGGATTTGTGCCAACTCTTTCGGAAGTAGTTGGGGTGATCGCGGACATTTCAAGATATATGATTCGTATAACCATAATCAACTTACAGTAAACATGATATCTGGTGACGTATAACGTAACCTAACGTAACGTAGTTACTTAGTAACGTACTTAATAGTATATATAAATAGAATATATACTTCTACCAGTCGTTCGCTACTCCTTCCAGTCGTACTCACTACGTTCGTATGATCTCATATACTAGAGTTTTCTTAAACAAATGGGGAATGGCCATTTTAGCCACAAAAGGTTTGGAATATTACCGTAGACACAAGTCTAAAGATATAAAAAATATTATAAAAACTAGTTAAAATCTACTTAAAATTATATTGTTTTATTGTATAACTATATAATAAAACCTAAAACACCAAAACAATTTAATATGCTGCCTCTACCAGATGAATTTCTATGTTTCCTAGGTGTTTTTACACTAGGTATTATTTTTTACAACGATTGGCCGCTAATCAAGAAGAGAGTTACTAAAACAACTATCGACGCTGGTTTCAAGGGTCTTGAACTAGTAAACCGGGTTAGATATGGTCCAAAGGATAACAAAATCAAGATCATGAATGCCGAAGTCCGATGGGAAGAAGATCTATCTCTCCGAAATCCACATACAGATACACCTGAAAAATCTGAATACTATTATGAAGATGTCACCGATGAATTAAAGGAAGTTCTTCAAGATCATTTCAAGTCTGTTGAGACATATCCGTTCAAGGACAGTGTAAACATGGATGTAATTTCGCCAAATCTAAAGAGTATGCTTATCAGTTATGACCCGACTGGTGACAACTTTTATTTCCAAGATCTAGTGAAAGAGTTGTTGTTCAACTTTGGTGGCGTATCACTGGATTTGTCTGTTGAGGATCTTCCAGCGGACGACGTTTCGGCGGACGTGAATAAGGAAAATCCTACCGAACCGGAGGCCAAGGGTGAGGACGATCCTGCCGCTCCCACTACTAGTCTTTTCAGTTATTTCTATGGGTCTACCGAAGCTTCCGAGGACGCTAAAGCGGACGCCGAGGACGATGTTTCGGCGGAAGCGAATACTGACGACGCTTTGGCGGAAGAGTACAATCCATTGGAAGAGATGTGGGCAAAGCGTAGAAATGTCAAGCTATTTGTAGAGTATATCTACAATCATCAAAAGTACAAGTGGGTGTGTGGTTTGGATGAACCAGTCAAGTTCCCGTTTTGGAAGCCCACTGATGAACCCAGCAAGCTCAGAGTTAGCAAGGCCTATGTCAAGAAGGACACTGTTCACGGCAAGGTATTGATCGATAATACTCATTACATCAAGGAATTCGCTGGACCTAATGCCGATTTCTATGGCGGTACAGTGAAACTTACACCACATGATCTGTTTATCGACGAGACTAACGAAGAATTCGAAATGGAAATTTTGGATAATTACAATACTCCGCACGTGTTCCGTCTCAATGATACCATTACACTAGATGATGACAAGTCCAAAGAAAAGTTTAATGAGCGTCTTAACCGGTTTAAACGCCGTAAATCGTCTAGCGCGGCTAGTGAGTCTAATACCGAGTCAAACGACTCTAGCGAATCGAGCGACACCAACGAAGTGGTTGTCGTTAATTAGTTAAATATACCTTACTTTATAAAGTAATGTAATTACTAATACACGGGGTAAATGAAACCGCAAAACACTAAATCATCATTCATATGGGAGCATCATAAAATTCCCAAGAATCTGAAAGTGTATGATATTCATGAACGTCTGCAATTTGATAAGAATTATATGGTGTTAGGAAGTAGTGTAGAAGCCTTTCCAGAGGATACTGTACAGATCGAAAACAATCAAATCATACATTCTTTATATAGCTCTAAATATGATTTTATACAAAACCTTGAAATAGATGTATCATGCGTGCCAAAACACCTGAATTTGAAATATGTTATACTCACATATGACGATTACGGTCCGGTCCAAACTATCAAAGTGACCCCTAAATCCAAGACGCTGATGTTTACGTATCCATTTAATGTAATTCCATTAATATTTTATCCTAAAATCGGGATATATTTTAAATTCGGAGATGGTAATCAAAACTCTAAAACATTGGCTAAAAATTGTATATTGCTTCGATATAAAACTTTTAAATTAAACGCGCATGAAATATATCGTATTAGGAATATGACCGCTAGATTAGGTCCTGGGGTATATTTCGAAGGATGTAAATGTATTTTTAATTCAACTTTATTTGACACTTTTGGGATTTCTTAAAAGTTATTACATACTTTTACTTTACTAGACGTTGGCCGGGTAAATAAGTCTCGAGATTGATTGGAATGACACGAGGTGTATATTTCCGCCATTCGGTGAAGACTTTACGAAAGCGGTCTATACGAAATTGTAGAGCACGGTATACGTAGGCATATAATGAATTTTTATCTTTATCCGCGATTAGATCTGCTATATCACTTTCGGTAAATACATACCGTTTGAAAAGAGATTGGGCTAAAGCCAGATAAGAATTCAATACTTTTTTAATGTTGTTATCCTGATAACTACTTTCATAATACAATCTCATAGCAGTATTGTATAATGTAATGATAAATGATAAATAAGTGTTGGTATAATCCATCAAACGATAAAAGGGTAACACACTGGAATCGCGGATCTCTTTCTTGAATAAAGACAGACCGAAATCGATGAGAACAACTTTACGGGGTTTAATTTTGACCATAAAGTTTTCTAGATGAGTATCCATGTGAAATACGTCATATTGGTGCAGATCTTTCAAGATTTTAATGGTGCTTTTCATAAAATAATCAATTTGTTGTTTATTAAAGAAATTAGGCTTGATCATCTTAGAAACAGTGTAATCATATTTCTCGAATCCCATTACATGCACTTTTTCAGGGTCATTGCAATCGTATGAAAATAAATACTTGGGCATCTGTTTAAAATCGCGATCTTGCAATTCTTTAGTTATCCGGAATTCACGGGCGACTTCGGATTTCATCCCGCCAGTAGATTTGTCTAACAGTTCTTGTTTCTTCATAACAATATTACACTGTTTTTCCCCGGATTTGGGCGATTTACATACCTGATGTACTGCGCCATAGGCACCTTGGCCAATTTGTTGATCCACCTCATACATATCATCCGGCGCATCTACAAATCGCGGATGTATATAACAACTGAGTTCCTTTTTATTCTGCAAAGGGAAATTAAAACGAGGTATGGGTTCATCTTTATCTGACTCCATAGATGAGTCTAA